GCATCTATTTTAAAACTTATCGCTGAACAGTTTGGTTTAGGCAAAGTACATCCTAAAGATCGTCTCATTGAGGATTTAAAGGGTGATGCATTAGACGCAATTGAACTTGTAATGCGCCTAGAAGAACAATTTAATATTCAAATACCTGATGAAAAAGTAGAATATATCATCACCGTACAGGATGCTATTGATTGTGTTACTAAAAGTAATCAACTAGCTTAAGCATGGTCATAGTCGTTCCCTGATAAATAAAGTATAACAGGAAACGAACATGGCAGCAGACCTCTTAGCTACACCAAATAATTTAGACTTGCAGGAATACAAGCAGGCTCTCTTTGAGAACCTTCGCTTGCGTTTGGGCGGTGACATCATCGACCTTGAACTTGATCCTCAGCACTATGAAGCAGCATATAACTATTCCATTAAGCTTTATAGACAAAGAGCGCAAAACGCTACAATCGAATCTTACACTCTCTTCACCGTACAGAAAAATGTGTATGAATACACACTGCCTAGCGAATTCATTAACGTAAGATCATTGTTCAGACGTACAGTAGGTCTCGAAACTGGTCCATCATCATCCTCGTTTGATCCATTCTCAAGTGCTATTCTAAATACCTATCTGCTGAACTACAACTATACCGGTGGTATGGCTACATACGACTTCTATGCTGGCTATGTAGAACTAGCAGCAAGAATGTTCGGCGGATATCTTACATATACCTTTAACCCGGTTAGTAAGTTGCTAAAAATCACTAGAGATTTTAAAGGAACCGGGGAACGCATTCTTATTTGGGCAGATGTACAACGTCCTGAACTAGAATTGCTTCAAGACCCAGGCGCTGGGGTATGGATCGGTGACTACATTTTAGCTGTACTTAAAGGAATCATCGGTGAAGCTCGTGAGAAATTCCAATCAATTGCAGGTCCAGGTGGCGGAACATCACTGAACGGTGCTGCTATGAAGGCTGAATCCAAAGCAGCACAAGAAGTGTTACTTGATGACTTGCGTAAGTATCAAGACTATTCGCAGCCACTCACTTGGATTCAAGGATAAGGCTTGACAACACACATTTCTTGTGTTATATTCTAAGAATGATTATAGGAATTACAGGACTCATCGGTAGCGGTAAAGATACAGCCGCTGACTATCTCTGCACATTTCACGGCTTCAGGCGTATGAGCTTTGCCGGTACGCTTAAGGATGCTGTTGCAGTTATCTTTAACTGGGACAGGGAATTACTTGAAGGCTCAACTAAGAGTAGCCGGGAATGGCGTGAAGAAGTTGATGTTTGGTGGGCCGAACGTCTCGGTATCCCCCATCTTACTCCTCGTTGGGTCTTACAGCAGTGGGGTACCGATGTTGCTCGTAAAAGTTTCCACTATGATATTTGGGTAGCAAGTGTAGAGAACAGGTTGCAAGGTATTAAGGATGACATTGTAATCACTGATTGTCGCTTTGCCAATGAACTTACTGCAATCAAAAATGCAGGCGGCATCACCGCTAGAACTCATCGTGGGGTAGATCCTGAATGGTTAGAATTTGCAAGAATTTTAAATACTACTGAGAGCGAAGCATCTAAGATCCACTGTAAGGAACAACTTGAAAAGTTTAATGTTCATGCTAGTGAGTATAGTAGTGTTGGATTAGATTACGATTTTCATATCGATAATAATAGCACTATCGATGAACTTCATAAACAAATCGAATCAGTAATCAACCGTTAAGTCTCCGCGTTTCCAAGTAACTTCTTTTTTCTTAACCACTTCAACACAGTTAAGACAAATTGTTCTTAAATTATTAAACATTACGTTGTTAAGATCGCCGTCAATATGAAAGACGGTCATCTGACTAGGATATAAACTTTTGAAGCCGCACAAGTCACAGTGCGGTTTCTTTTTATATCCTGCTTTTTCCCATGCATATCGTTTTGGTTTGGCTTTGGGTCTAGACTTACCACATCCATCACAAATACTGCGATAGTGTGTTACGCCATTCTTCTTATAGTTAATGGCGCAATAGTTCTTATTACATTCTTTACATATTGGGCGTTTTGTGGGCATAATATATTTAATAAAAAACCTTCGAAGGTTTGGTAATTAGCACTTTTTTAATTTATTTGCTAAATAATCAGTAGAACCCGAAATAGATGTTTTGGGGCCAGGTGGTAAACCTCATAATCATACAAAGGAAAAATTAATATGGCACTAGTATCTCCGGGCGTAGAAGTATCAGTCATTGATGAAAGTCAGTATCTTCCGGCCCCAACAAATTCAATTCCATTTATTCTGCTTGCGACCGCAGCGAATAAAGCTGATCCTACTTCTACAGGAGTAGCACCAGCAACAACAGCAGCAAATGCTGGTAAGCTTTACCGTGTAACTAGTCAGCGTGATCTTGTAACTCTTTATGGTAACCCATTCTTCTACACAACAAGCAATGGTGTACCTATTCAGGGTTACGAATTGAATGAGTATGGCTTACTTGCTGCCTATTCAGCATTGGGTAGCACTAACACTATCTATGCATTACGTGCAGACATTGACCTTGCAAGTCTTGTAGGTCAGACAGGTCGTCCAACGGGTTCTCCGGCAGATGGAACATACTGGTTAGACACTACAACCTCAACTTGGGGTATCTACGAATTTAATGCTACAACCGGACAATTTGTATTACAAACACCTGTTGTAATTACTGATTCTGATAATTTGAGTGGTGGCGTTCCTCTAGCAAGCATTGGCAACATCGGAGATTACGCTGTAAATGCTATCCCAACATATTCTATCCCATCAGCCGCATCTGCAGGACAGTTTTTCTTAAAAACTGAAAACAATGTTTGGGTTCGCTTAGGGTCAAGTGATTGGTTGAGTAATTGGCCAACAGTCCAAGGTAGTGTTGCTAATCCAACACTTACTCCTGGCAACGTTCTTACTATCGCAGTAGGTGAATCAACCGATGTAATTGCAAATATTACAGTAGGGTCAGGCGATGATATCGATGATCTTGTAAATGATATTAATGCATTAGGATGGACATATTTAACAGCAGCAAATGTTGATGGTAAATTGACACTCTATTCAGCACAAATTCCACAGTCAATTTCAGATGTAACTCCACCAGAACTAATTATTTCTGGTACAGGAACAATTTTAACTAACTTAGGTATTTTGGCTGGAACATATAATCAACCTGGATTTGACTATGGCACATCAGCACAACAGCCACTTTGGCAAGCTAATCAAACCTATGCTAGACCATCTGGATCAGTTTGGATCAAGGTTGGTGCTGCAGGAAATGGTTTGAATCTATCAATAAGTCAGTATGATAGTCTTGTTGAAAGTTTCGTATCTCAAACTGTAAATTATAGTACTAGTGACTGGAACATGATCTATACATTAGATTCAACTGGTGGTAAAAATATTCCTATCGGAACAATTTATGCGCAATATAATTACGATTATCAATCAACAACAAATGTTGGTTACAGAAATGGTCCATTATATTACTGGGAAAGATTAGCAACTGGTCCTACAGTCGTAGCAGGTACAAATACTGCACCTGAGTTTAACTCATCAACTTTGGGAGTTGCAGGACCTTACGATATTTTCGTACAAGTAAGCGTTCCGGGCTCAGATTCATTAAGTGCAACTTATAGTGTTGCTATTCCTAATAACTCAGACGCAACTGATTATGTTACCGCATGGTCAGCCGCCAACATTCCTTACACAACAGCATCGGTTGCTACAAGTGGGGCAATCACATTAACCCACACAGAAGGCGGGGTGATTCAAATTAATGATCACCAAGCAGATGGTTTCTCTAATGGTGTTCTTGATGAAATTGGCTTAATTGCCGGTACTACTACTGGTGTGAAGGAAGGTTTCTTCTCATACAGAACATTCCAAGCTACAACTTCTTCAAGCCCTGGTACAGGATGTGAAATTTATGTAACAAACAACTATCAGGAATATTATGTTGATTCGGGCAATATTGCAGCAGCGGGTAGCGGATATTCTCTAGGGGACATTCTAACTGTAGATGGTGCTGATTTAGGTGGCGTATCAGGTGCAAATGACCTTGATGTTATCGTTACTGAAGTTGGCAGCGGCGGCGCCGTTACTGGTGTAACTTATGTGTCAGGAACAGGAGCAGCATCATATAGAATTCTACTTTCAAATTGGGTAGAGTTTGAAATGACCGCTAATGAAGGTGCACCTAACACTGCTCCTGCTAACGGTACAAACTGGTTCTATTCAGTAGTTGATGAAGTTGATATTATGGTCAACACTTCAGCAGGTTGGAGAGGTTATAAGAATGTCAATTATGACAGTAACGGTTTCCCTCTACCATCAGGTGCAAACACAACTGATCCAAATGGACCAATTGTAAGTGCAAGTCAACCAACAACACAAAGTGATGGTACTGCACTGGTGTATGGTGATATTTGGATTGACACTAGTGATCTTGACAATTATCCAATCATCAATCGTTGGCAGAGTGTCAGTGGTGAAAATGTTTGGGTGAGAATTGATAATACAGATCAAACAAGTGCTGCAGGTGTTGTGTTTGCTGATGCACGTTGGGCAATTAACGGAACAACTAATCCAGTTAATGATCCAATCCCAACAATCGTTTCGTTGCTAACAAGTAACTATTTGGATCTTGATGCACCTGATGATGCTCTTTATCCAGTAGGTATGTTGTTGTTCAACACTCGCCGTTCGGGATATAACATTAAGGAATTTGCAGTAAATTACTTTAATTCAACAAGCTTCCCTGATCAGTCTCTTCCAACAGAGAAAGATGCATGGGTATCAGTAAGTGGATTGCAGTCAAATGGTGCACCTTATATGGGTCGTAAAGCACAACGTGCAATGGTTGTACAAGCAATGAGGGCATCGCTTGATAGCAATACTGCAATTCGTGATGAAGATAACTTCTTCAACTTGATTGCAACTCCTAACTATCCTGAACTACAGCCTAACATGGTCGTGTTGAACGCTGATCGCGGTGAAACAGGATTCATTATCGGTGATACTCCGATGCGTCTAGCAGATGATGCTACAGCAATTCAAGCATGGGCAACTAATGCTGCTGGTGCAACATCAACAGGCGAAGAAGGATTAGTAACTCGTAGCACTTATATGGGCCTATTCTATCCATCGGGTCTAACTAATGACTTAAGTGGTAATCTCGTTGCAGTTCCCCCATCACACATGATGATCAGAACAATTCTACGCAACGATACTATTGCTTTCCCTTGGTTAGCACCAGCTGGTACTCGTCGTGGTGTTATTGACAACGCTAGTGCAATTGGTTATGTAAGTCCAACTACTGGCGAATTCGTGTCGATTAAGACTCGTGTTGGTATTCGTGATGTTCTTTACACTAATCAAATCAATCCACTCGTATTCTTTACAGGTAATGGATTGTTGAACTATGGTAACAAGTCAAGCTTTAATTCACAGTCAGCACTTGACAGAATTAACGTTGCTAGACTTGTAGCATATCTACGCCGTCAATTAACACTTGCAGCACGTCCGTTCGTATTCGAACCAAACGATGCACTGACAAGACAACAGATTTCGGGTGTTGTAGAGACTCTTCTCGTAGACCTAGTTGCTAAGAGAGGCGTTTATGACTACCTAGTAGTTTGTGATGAGTCAAATAATACTCCAGCAAGAATTGATAGAAATGAACTTTGGATCGATGTTGCGATTGAACCTGTTAAGGCAATCGAATTCATCTATATTCCGGTTCGTATCTTCAATACTGGAGAATTATCTGCACAGGGTATCTCAAATCAGGCTACTTCGGGTTCATTAACTACGTCACTTTTGGGATAATGTAAAATTGAATTGAGTGTCCTTCGGGACACTCAATTCTAAAGATAAATACTTTTATAGGAGAATACAAATGGCAACAGCCTCACAATCATTGTTCAACATGACCGTAGCATCTGATAACGCAGGCGGCAACCAAGGTCTGTTGATGCCTAAGCTACAGTTTCGCTTTAGAGTCAATTTCTTGAACTTTGGGGTTGATTCCACAGGCGGGTTACAATTAACAAAGCAAGTCATCGACTGCTCAAGACCAAGCTTATCATTCGCTGAAATTCCACTTCAGATTTATAACTCAACTGTGAAGATTGCAGGTAAGCACACTTGGGCAAACATGACAGTTAATATTCGTGACGATGCTTCAGGTAGCGTTTCGAAAGCAGTTGGTCAGCAGTTACAGAAGCAACTTGACTTCGTTGAGCAGGCATCTGCTGCTACTGGTCAGGACTATAAGTTCCAAACTAACGTTGAAATTCTAGACGGTGGTAACGGTACTCTTGCTCCTACTGTACTTGAAACATGGGAACTATATGGCTGCTTCCTACAAGCAGCAAACTATAATACTCTCAACTATGGTGCATCAGAAGCAGTGACTATTGGTCTTACTATTGCTTACGACAACGCTATTCAGTCACCACTAACATCTGGTGTCGGTACTGCGGTTGGTCGTGCGCTAAACGGTTCAACAGGTATCGCAACAGGTATTGGTCCAATTCAATAATAATCCTAAGGATCTATAATGTCATTAGGTAACTGGGGTCAAAATTTTCTCAAGGACGCTGCCGGAGCTTTTTTCGGCAGCGACTACCTTAGAGACTATACCCACGCTTCTAAAACTTTTAGAACAAATAGTTACCAAAACACTCCTAAACTTAAGTTTCTATTTCACACATATTTTGAAACTAATGCGGCAGCGTTTCCTAATAATTTTAACTATGGATTACTAGTTAAAGACGTTAAACTTCCCTCATTCACTCTTCAAACTCATGAAATGAATCAATATAACAGAAAACGTATTGTTCAAACAAAAATCAAATATGATCCAATTGAAATAACGTTCCATGATGACAATAACGATTCAGTAAATTATCTGTGGAACAATTACTATCAATATTATTATAATGATGGTAGTAAGCCACAAAATGTATTGCAAGGTTTTAGGGGCACCACTCTATCTCAAAACGCAGAGTATCCAGTTCCTGCATCGCAACAGTATAATGACAGAAATATCTACAATAGTTCAATTACAGGTGATGATGATTGGGGATTTATCGGCGGGCAAACGGATTCTGCAACCGGAAAAAAAGTTCCATTCTTCAAGAACATCACTGTCTTTGGATTCAATCAACATAATTTTACTGCATACACATTTGTAAATCCGGTCATCACTAATTTTAACCATGATTCATACAGTTATGAAGATGGTAATGGTGTAATGCAAAATAAAATGACTATTGACTATGAAACGGTAGTCTATAACTATGGTGCAATGGATGGTAGAGAACCCGCAAATATAGTTACTGGATTCGGAGAGGTTGAACACTATGATACAAATGTTAGTCCTATCGCTCAGCCTGGCGCAAATGGTACTATATTAGGTCAGGGTGGATTAAAGGATGGGGCAAAAGGGACACTTAGATCATTGGGTGATGGTGATATTTTAAGTGCAGTTAAGACAGCAGGCACTACATTTAACACATTTAAGAATACTGATCTTAAAAAGGTTGCTACTGCTGAACTTAATGCTATGCTAAGAAACTCAATACAAAATACACCTAATACTAGAAATACATTGTTTAGCTTCCCTAAAGCAGGCGCTACTCCCGGACCAATCGGTACAGCAGCATTCCCAACTATTGGTGCAAGATTAAGCCCACCGTTAATTACAGATATCGGTACTGCTGGAAATCAATATAATGGTGCAGACAAGACAGGTAATTTCCCAGAGTCTCAGCCAGGCGGCGGCACCGGACAAATTCCAGAACCTATTGCGATTGATTATTTGCAAGCATTACGAATTGCTCAAGCTGCTGACACTGATAAAGCTGGATTGCAACAAAGATTTGGTCCAAGAAGTCAGCCAAAGAGCGATATAGATAATCCTTTTGTAGAAAATTATGTAATTAAGAAGGGTGATAATCTTACTAAGATCGCTAAAGCAAATAATACAACAGTACAAGAATTATTAAAAGCAAATCCAAACATTAAGAATCCAAACTTAATTTATGCCGGTGAAAAACTAAAGATTCCTACTAATGTACCAACTGTTGTACCTGGAGCTAATGATACAGACAAAGATGCATTTAGTCAAAATGATTTCATTGATGATCCCCAAGCGGCAGAAACTGCTGATTTATTTGATGCTGAGTTCGGCGAGGATATTGATGATGGGACAACTGATCTTGAGGATCCTGATTTCAATGATCCGTTCTTTACAGAAGAATAAATACATATATGTTCACTACCTCACAAGATTCTGTCGATAAGACTGTAAGAATTTTTGACAATTTTTACTCCACTCAACTTGCTGTTAATGGCACTGATTATGATGTCATTTATTCATTTTTCAAAAGCTTTACTAATGATACCAAAATTGCAGGAACATATACTGCGTTATTATTCAGAATTGCTCAAGAGGGCGGATATAATATCATGTCATTATATGATATTTTAAAAGGCACAGAAAGCACATTGCAATTAAATCAAGTAATGGCTTATTATCTCAACACCTTCAAGACTAAAAACTCACTTTATGGAATAGGAATATTACCTAAACCAAACGAAGCAGTACAGCGCAACGTAGTATTGTAATATGGGCAAGTGGGCGCAAGGTAATTATACTCCTAAAAACCCACAAAAGTATGTAGGAAAACATACTCCCCGATATCGCTCGGGCTGGGAACTTACATTTATGAATTTTTGCGATGGCAATGATAAAGTAATTTACTGGGCTAGTGAAGCCATGAAAATTCCATATAAGCATCCTCTTACAGGAAAGCCTACTATTTACGTTCCTGATTTCTTTTTAGTATATGAAAACAGGTATGGTAAGAAGGTAGCAGAAATAGTAGAAATAAAACCAAAAAAGCAAAGCTTGATTGAAAGCAGAGTAGCTAGTGCTAAAGATAGAGCAATTGTTGCTATTAACCACGCCAAATGGGCAGCAGCAACTGCGTACTGCAAAAAACAAGGACTTACTTTTAGAGTAATTACGGAAGACGATTTGTTCTATAATGGGCGCAAGTAACTAAATAATTATATGACAAAGAAACTTGAGCAATTATTTGAACTAGCATCCTCTGAAGAAAATGACCTTACTATCCCTTTGCCTGAAGTAACCGAAGAAGTTACAGAAAACGCACTTAACACACTAGATAAAATAGAAGCAGCATTACCTCAAGTTAAGGGACTGGAAGCTGCTGATACTGAGATGGATGAACTCGCAGCGATGGCTACATCTAGCTATAAAGACCTAATGGATTTGGGTATGCAAGTAGAATCACGCTTTAGCTCAGAAATCTTCAATAGTGCGAGTAGTATGTTAGGTCATGCTATTACTGCCAAAACAGCTAAGATTAACAAAAAGCTTAAGATGCTTGATTTACAGATGAAGAAAGCACAGCTTGATCAAAAGATGATGGCAAAAACTGAAGAAATTGAAAATACTCCATTAGGAACAGGGCAATCGCTAGATCGTAACGAACTACTTAAGATGTTCAACAACAAAAACAACGACCAATGATAAATATATAATAAAGCTATTCAAGGATCCAATATGCGCAGTTTAAAACAATATATCGTTGAAAGTGTCCACACTTACAATTACACTATTAAGATCGCCGGAAACGTTGATAAGAACTTCCTCGACATGTTCAAGTATAACTTAAACAAGTTCGATCCTATTAAGATTTCTAATCCGGTATCTACCCCCATTCAAAAAGATCCTTATGGATTTCCCGATCTTAAGAACGAACCAGTTTATATCATTAAAGCAGAGTTTCGTTACCCTGCTACTGAACCAATGATTCAGCAAATTGCACAATTACTTGGTTACAATGTTAATATGGTTCGTGTTGTCAGTACAAACTTTGATGACAGTATCAATAGTGAAATGGAAGGTTATGCTAACGAAGCAAGTCACAGTCCAGTATTGAATCATGAAGAACTTGAAGAACAGCCTGGCGCTAAAGAAGCAGCTAAAGCATATGGAAATAGCTATCTCGACAGCATCAAAGATCAAATGAAGGACAATACAATTGACATTCCTTATGAAGGTAAGAAGACTCCAAATGCATTTGATCCCTTCAAGCCAGAAACACAAATGGCTACGATGGGCAAAGAAAGCCCGATGTCAAAGATTTCAAGACCAGAAAAGCCTCGTACAGGCGCAATGGGAGGCAGATAATGATGAAAGATATTCTCAATAAGTTAGCTGAATTAGAAGCTACTGCTCCTAAAGTTACTAAGAAAAAGATGTTGAAAGAAGATTCAACTACTCCTCCTATGAATGCGGAGAAAAAGCCATCACGTTTAAAAGATATCTTTGAAACAATGGTAAGTGGTCAGCCTATTCCTGTAGTAGGTAAGCAGGGTGATACTCAGCAAACTGGTGCAGGATTCTTGAATATGACAGATACTAGCCCTGCTGCACAAGCATTAGGTAAAGCAGTCGGTGATCTTGTTGGTCAAAAGAAGTTACAAATTGTAGTTCCAAATCAGCCTGGCGCAGCAAAGCCAGGACAACCTGCCCAAGCAGGAGTAACTGGTCAGCCTCAAGCTGGTCAGATGCAAATGAAGGAAAAAGACGAAGGTAAGCCAGGCAAGAATTTTGCTAAGATTGCTAAGAGTGCAGGCGAACGCTATGGTAGTAAAGCAGCTGGCGAACGTGTAGCCGGCGCAATTCGTGCTAAGTTAGCAAAGCAGGGCAAACTTGAAGAAGAACAACTTGATGAGAAGTTTGCAAGTCAGCAACAAGCAAAGTTGATGTATGCAACCGCTGACGGCGCCGATACTGGTGTTAGTAAGAAAGTAGCAAAAGAATTCATTAAGAAAAGTCACGGTCAAAAAGTTGGAAAACTTCCAAAGAAGAAGACTGATGAAGCAGATATTGCACCTACAAACGGTATTGACACTCGCGGCGCTGGTTTAGGTGCTGGTCGTAGTCAAACAACGTTAGAAGCAAAAGAACCTCAAGTAGAAGTTATTGATAATGCCTTCAATAGAGAAAACTATAAAGACTTAATCGGTAAGAAATATCCTAAGTCAAAAGCTCCATCATATGCAAGAGTTAAAGAAGTTACTGAAGGTAAGAAGCCAGATTTCTTAGACCTAGACAAAGATGGTAACAAGAAAGAACCAATGAAAAAGGCAGCAGCCGACAAGA